CTATTATTGATATGGCCTCTTTTTGGATGAAGTTATCTTGAGGAAATCGTTTGTCAAATAGCGCTAGTGCCTCATCGGCAACTTTCGCGCTTGATTCCAAAGTAGTTGGTTTTCCTAGGCTGTGCCAAGAAGTAAAAATCTTATACCAAAATTTAGCTCTTATTGATTGTGTTGTGTGTTCCATTATTCGATAGTTGGGATTATTATAATTTGGCGTGGATCATAAACGTTTGGATAATTAATCTGTGCATAATTCATCGCCTTTTCTCTTGCTTTTTCTGTGTTTTTCGCTTTTACTAATTGAATTACTGAGCCTGAAGAACGAAGATTTATTTTAGCTAAAAAATACTGTTCTACCATTTGAATCCAGGTTTGCGTTCTTCTTTCTCGATTTCCTTTAATTTTGCCATTGCTCAAACTTGGTTTTGAGCAGTGTTAGGCTGTGCGCCATGTTATCGCATTTAACTCGATAATCCCAATTCTTGCTCTTGTTGTCTGCAATTATTCTAAATTTTGCTATCTTCTCATCTATCACCTTCAAAACTTCGGATTTGGTGAAGGTCGTTTCTGGTAGACTATCAAGCCATGCCTGGTTAATTGTTGAATCTTCTACGTCTGTTATGTCCATTATTTCTGTTCTTTAGGTTGCCCAACATCAATCCACCATATTACGGGCGACCGAGAATCCTGTGTGACGCCAAGCCATCGTCTTTCTGGTTTGATATAATTATCAAAACGCCTTACACCATTTTCGCATACTACTACGACTTGCCTTCCATGATTTGGGTTTTCTGTTTTTGTTCTTATCCACTCCATTAATCAATGTTTTCGGTTATTGGTGCTCTTGGGTCAACATCCTTCATTCCAGTATCAATGTTTTCGTTTTCTAAACCTTTGTCAAAGGCTTCAAGCTCGGCATTGGTATAATAGTTTTTGGTCGTTGTTATTTTCATTGCTGAACTTTCCTGTTTGCCCAATGATCCATGGGTTGGATGTGGAAAAACTTCGCCTTTCGCTATTTGTATAGCTGATTGGATTAAATCGTTATATATCTGTTTCAGCCGTTCGGGGTTAGCATATTCTGTTGAATCTATTTGTATTGATGGAAGATTACCCCTAATCTCGAAATAGTTGCGCCTAATTTGTGTGACGGTTATATCGGTGGCAATGGTCATGTCTAAAAGCCTTAATGCTAATTCATATTCTTGGCCCATATCTCTTTAGTGTTTAACCAATTTATCATACATTTCACGTTCTGGTTTGGTTTTTTCCCATAGTCTTTTATCAATAAAGGGTTCGCAAGTGGGATAAAACGCCCCACTTTCGGGATGGCCGAGTTTTTTTAGATACTTTCTCCATAATGCGCTTGATAAAGACATTAAATGCCCATAACCAATTTGTTCGCCAAGTTCTTGAACGGCTTTCACTTCTGCTTTCCTATTCATTTCTCTTTGTATTGCTCAATTAGTTGGGCGGTGGTTGCCCTCGGTATTTCGTCAATTCCTGTTGTGTGCTGCTCCCAATCCAAATTAACATTGTCATATCTCCAATCATCAGCACTCGCCCTTTCCAGCGCTTCGGTATCGGTTCTATGTGCCTCTTTTAGCATTTCCACCGCAGTTGCCTCAAGGCTTTTAGGGTCAATCTCTTTTAGTAAATCGTCAATTATTTTGCTTTTATGCCCCCCTTTGTGGTTGGGGTTGACCTGTTGGAGTTGGTTAATATATTCATCTGCTAAGTCATTAAGATTGCCAAGTATTAATGCTTTCTGGTTTCGGATAATCCAAATTGCAAAATCAATCAACTCCCCCGCGTCTACATTTTTATGGTCACTATCTGTCTGTTCCTTGGGTGGGGATAATTGCTTCATTTTTCGTAGCATCCATTCCAGTTTATCATCATCGCTTGGTCGAAATCCCTGAACCCCTCGTAAAAAACCTTTCCATAGTTCTCTTATTTTCTCCTCGCTTAACTCTTGCGGGGTGGATAACAAATGGTCGATGTAGTTATTTAATTTGTCCACGTGCCTTGCTGCTGTCCTGTCCATTGCTCCAATAAGCGTTTTTTTTGGTCTTTGCATAGTAGTTGTTTCCATAGTCAAGTTTTGTTAGGCTTTTTAGATTTTACATGCTGGTTTAAAAGATGAGCCACATAATTATTAGTCGATCTGCCATCATCGGTTGCTAATTTTTCAAGTTCTTTTAGCAACATCTTTTTTAGACGAAATGACCTGGTAACTGATTCTTGTTCTTTCTGCATTATTATTCGGCCTCCTTAATTAAATATTCCCAACTGTCGGCTTTGTCTTTTTCATTCGGATATACATGCAAATAAGTATGCTTGTTAACCGTCATTTTACCCTTGCCATCATAGTAAAAAACAACGTGCGTGTAATTTTCTTCTGTTGCTGTCTCTGACATAGTTAGTCCTCCTGATTGTTAGTTAATAAAGGCGTATTGCTTGTCTCATAATTAACTAAGCCGGGCTTCTTCTTTTCGATCTCTTTATATATTTGTATCTCATAGCTTTCTAGCCACACGCTATGTCTTTCTCCACTAGCAAACCAAGCTACCTCATATTGCAAGGTCACTATATCCAATCCTCTGCCGCAAAAACCCGTAACAATGCCAATTATCTCGGTTCCTATTAGCTGAACTTTAGACCCACACTTAATTATTTCGCTCATCCTTCCTTTGGTTGGTTAAGTAGTTGGACTTTGAACCTTCTTACTGCCGATGTCTTGTTATCAAATTTTGCATATTTAGCCGCTACCTGTTCGCGGTGATAGTCCTTACACGCCTTTTTGATTCTTTCTTTTGCTTCCACACGATCAGTCATTTCAGGAAACAGAATCCCCGATAAAGTCTCAATTGCGATTTTTTCTAATTCTGCTGCTTCGCTCATTTTATCGGTTTTTAGTAATCAGGAAGGGGCGCTGTAAAGGGCTTCAGGCTCCTAACCCCTCCCCGATCACTTGAATTGATCAACTAAACTATCCTACTGCAGCCATTTGCTCTTTTGTCTCGCTACTATTTTCCTCAGTTAAACCAAATTCCGGAACAGCCTTTTTAGATTCATATAAATAAGAATACATTTCATTGGCTATTACACCAATGTTTTCCTCCAATTCGTTTTCAAACCCATAGCTGTCTGCTGATAACATTATTCTAGGAGTATTTACCGCTGAAACCTGGCCGTTCTCTGTTTTCATGGTGCTGGTAATAATTATACCAACTTTATTTCCTTCGCCACTTTGAGCAATTCCAGTAATAGTAATGTTTTGAATAACCTGGGTGTATTCTCTGTCGATATGTTTTTTCAACAGATATAAAGCCTTCTTTTCATCAACGTTTAGATTGCTGGATTCTAGTAATAACACTTCTTTGTAATGAAAGATTTGTGCTACAAATGGTTTTAGTTTATCCAAAGCGTTGCGGAAATCTTCGTGGATTATAACCGGCCTTTCGGTTGTTACAAATTCCGTATAACCAGAACCGTCATCTTCGGATTTTTGGACATCGACTATTATGTCTGCGCCACCATTCAATCTGATTTTAATTTTCTTTACTGTTATTTGATTTCTATTCATGATTTTAGGTGTTTGTTGATTAAATTTTATCCAAATCGCTTTTGCGCTTGGATTTTTTTTCTTTGTAATGGCTGATCATTTTTTTTGCAAGAGCGTCCGCATCTTTTAAAAGTTCTTTTGGCAGCTCTAATCCCAGTGTTTGTCGGTGAATAATTAATACTTCTGTTTCCTGGTCAACAAATTGTTGTAATTGGGATATATGCTGTTCGTTAACGCGTATTGATTGTTTGAGCCGTTTGGCTTTTTCAAAATCCTCATCTTTCATAATTATTTGGTTTTGGTTAATGTTTCTGTTGGTTCGTGATCGATTATGGTGTTGAGGTTTTCAGCTGCATATTGAATTGAAAGATCCAATAACATGCCTGTTTCCTCACTAGTAAGATCGTCTAATTTACGGTGCAATTCAATCGTTTTGTCGCCGGTAAATTGCTTTAAAATTGTTATTGGAATTAAGGCCCGCATCATTTCGTCGATTTCTTCAATGGTGTAGATTGAGCCAATACCAAAAAAGGCCTCTTGAAGTTTGGGCAACACATAATTACGGTAATAGCTCTTTTTGTTGTCACCACCTACAATAGCGAAATGGCAAACAACATTTTTATACTTGTTGCGATTGAAAAAGTCTTTTACTTCAGATGAATAATAGCCAATCTGTCCTGAACTATTGGTTTTTCCTATTGATCGTAAAGTTTCTTCCATTTTAATTACATGTTTTCAAAATCCTGTTTCGCCTTGTCAAGCTGCTGTTTTTTGACTTTAATAATTGTTGCTATTACTGCATTAAATAATCCATCATTAGCGCTTACGCTTTTGCCGTGGCCGTGGTCCTGCCCAAAGCCAATCCACCACTTATTGCCTTTATATGTGCTTGCTACCTTGATTTCATCTTCGAGGTTATTAATTGTATTTAAAAGCCCTGACGCTTTTTTTAGATATGTTTCTTCCATAATTATTTGCTATCATGTAATCCTCGTAACCACCAACCAACTGCCATTGAACTTACTGTGCAGAATATTAGAGAGGCTAGATACATTATTCAGTTACCTTTAAAACATAAGCCCGTTCATTAACCGATAATTTAGATTGCTTTAACAATATCAACTTCCTTTCACCACGTAAGGTTCGTCCGTTTTCCCTTAAATGATTATTCACTCTGTTGATAATTGCATCTGCTGATCTTTCTGATTTTGTTCCCATTAGTTCGATATTGCCTCCATCTGTATAAGTGCTGCACAGTATGGCGTGTCCTCCATTTCTGTTCGTTCCATTCCTTCTCTAATTGCATACTCTAAACGACTGCATTCTTGTATAACAAATGTTTTTTCATCTGCTGTTAGCACCCTGTCCCACAGTATTTGGACCTTCTTTTTCATTCGGTTAATTGCGCGCGATTAAACCCTTTTTGAAGTGCTGCATAACACAAAATTAACAGCGCATCACAGTTTACTAAACTCACTTTAATATGATCGTGCGCTGCAAATCTCTTCTTTGCGATTTCCTTTAGCCGCCTTTTCCGGTCCGGTCGTTCTTCACCTTTTTTGTAAACCAATAATGCCTTCATCCATTTCATTGGAGGGACTTCAACGTATCTCATCCTCATCATTTCCATTACAGTAATCATTTCTCGATAATGGTTAAGCATCTTTTGAATGTTAAAAGCCTTGCCTGGAACATCAATGTCTTTTTGAATAAGTTGCACCCTCTCGATATAAACCATTAATCTTGGTTCAAGACTAATTGCGTTTTGCAGATAAGCATAAAACTCTTTTGCTCCGTATGGCATCTTATCAACTATGATTTCCCCATGTCGAAATACCGCTATTGCGCCACTTTTACCAGGATCTATTGCGATAATTGCCATTGGTTTCATTGCGATTTCGGATCTTTTTCAAGTTCCTCTATTTCTTGCTGTAGTGCCTTAACTCGTGCGGTTTTTTCCTTAATCTCTTGCTTTGCCTTGGATAGCTTCTGAGACTTTATCATTGCCTTTATTTTGGCTTCTGGGATTAAGGATATCTCGGCGATTGTATGGCCTCTTGTTTTATAATATTGGAGGTTTAAGTCTGATAACGAATCTTCCAACTTATAAAACTGCCCTTCATCGCCATCACCAAAAATGATATATTTTGTAACTCCCATTTTGTCTGATTTTTTTGATTATAAATAGTTTCCATCTTTTCTTTCAAAAACCGGCCACTCGGAATCTCCAAACGAGTGACCGGATCTCTGAGTCACATACTAACTCAACATTTTTGTATACTTAGTTTTGCCGTTTTCGCGATAAGCCCGAATCACGCTTTTCCGGTTTTTTTCACGGCTTACATAACTCACGTGTACCCAATCTGGTTTAGTAGTAGTTCCAAACTCCCAAATCAGCTGATCGAAATCTAATTTATGCGCTATTAGGTTAAATAGGATCGTATTTGAGAAATCCCTATAACGCCCGTCAATATCAATATCCAAAGCCTCGCCCTTGCTATGTTGTGAGGTTCTACTACCACCAATCTTAGTATTAAGTTTTTTTGACCTATACCCGCTTGAAATGTGTAGCGGAGTTGATTTGCCTCTGGCGTTTGATGCGTATGCTCGTAAAGGCTCAAATAATTCTCGGGCTAATACCTTCAACGATGCTAGGTGTTCGTCTGTCGGAGTGTTATCGATACCGTGGCGAGTAGCGGTCTGTGACCGAGTTACCTCGCGTAATGTTAAATGGTCTGATAAGTTCATATTATTGTCTTAGTTCCTGGCTAATATTGGTTAGTAAATCTTGAATGTCTTTGTCGTTGGGATATTCTCCATGTAAATCCAAAAGATATTGTTGGTATTTTGTTAAAGCTTCTTCGTCCCACGTTTTGATTTCACTAGCGAAAATCTGTTTGAATTGTTCGATAGACATTATGGATGATTCGCGTTCTTCTTTAGGCGCTGAATCTTGTATTTTAGCGTAAATCTTTTTAATCCATTGCTTCTCAATAGGAAGCTTTTTTGATTCTGTTTTTTTTGTTTCTTCCTTGGAACTTAGTTCTATTGATTCCCGTAAAATCGCTTTTTCGCCTAAAACACCATCATATTTTTCCGTGCCATTCAGCCAACCAAATATGGTTGCAGAGTCAATACGATTAAAAACAGTTCCAAACCTGCCTTCGGCTGCCCATTGAAACGCCATTATTAAATCCTCAAATCCATCGGACTTGTATTGATCAAAATAAATATCTGCAAAATCTGACATTTGTTGACCGTCCATTTTAACAGAAATATTAAAGCTCATTTGTCCTTTTTCGATAATCATCACAAGAATATCAACACATTTTTCTCTGCCCCATTTTTTTTCGCGTTGTTGAAAATTCAACGCACCTAAGCACTCAGGAACCGTCAGATTTCTGGCTCCTTTGTTTTCTAGCCAATTCTTTCTCTCTGTTAATTCTATAGCCGTCAGCGACGACCTGGCTACTACTTCGTTGTTTCCCATTTGATTGATTTTTGATAAGTGTGCTTATTCCGTGATCAAATCCCATCCAACCTTTGCCCATTGTAATTTCTATACCCTCCATTGCTATGTGTTCTGGATGTTTGCCGATTTGCTTCAATGCAGCTTGTTCGCTTATTTGTGATCGATATTTGGATCCATGTTCCTTAAATCGATAATTTCTCCATGCTTGCCATCGATCTTTAAATTCTTGGGTATCGAATGGATAAACCAATTTTTTCTCCCATTTGTTAATTATATCCTTTTCTTCAATTACAATATCATTTACATCTTCCTTTTTAGGCAATGCAGTGGCATGTGCCGAACCTTTGCCGGATTTATGCCGTGGCTTAGACTTGTTTTTTCTTTTTTCCCAACCACTTTTGGCTCTATCGCTCTGCCTCTTGGAAAAATTCCTTCTTTTTTCACGTTCTATTTCAAGGCGCTCGTTAATCAAGTTGCCGTTTTCATCCTTCTCGAATTTTGCTAAAACATCTGCACTGGCAATGCCAACATTCATTTTAATCATTTTGGGTGTTAGTGGCCCTTTTTGATGTTGTGTTGCAAGCAACGTAATGTATTCGCCTCGTTCCTCCATTGTTAAATCAGCAACCCCTATTAAAAAGTCACTTGAATAAAACAGAAATGCGGGGTCTTTATTCATGTCGCTCGAAATAAAATACTACCGGTATTCTCTTTTCGACAACCAACCCGAACCGTTTAGCTGCCCTATAAGCTGCGGAATCATTATTTAAACGAGTAACCCTATCTGTTATCCTGTGTCTAAACTCCTCCAACGAATAATCACTTTTAAGCGTGTTACAGGAAGGACAACACGGATTCATGTTTTCGATGGTGTCCGGCCCTCGCTCTAAAGAAGGGAGGTGTCTTTTTATTGGTTCGATATGGTCGATTGTAAACCCGGAATTTTCCATGTTCACGCCACAGTATGCGCACCGGCCATCATATTTAATTTTAATCAGGCCTCTAATTGATTTATTCCCTGCTTTACCTCCCATTAATAAAAAACCAGCACAGAACTTGTCTACGACGGTAAATGAACGCCGTCCCTTTCGGGAGTCCTGCACTGGATTTATGTCTTGGTTGATTCTCATTTACGATCTTTAGACGCAGCAAATATATTAATCACCAATTGCTATCAAAATAAAGTTTTTCACATTTTATTCAACTCTTATTAAGACAACCTTGTTAATATCATCCACTTTCTCGGTATAGGTTCGGAATTTCCAGGGCAGCCAGTTTTTGTTTGCATATTTTTTTGCAGCATTTAGCACTGAATCCGTTGTTGTATTTTCAAAATCACGGTGTTCTCCAAGTTTCATTCCGGAGAAATCGTATTTAGGATTTCGACCTCTTGTCTCTTTAACTTCTACTGTCATGGTTGGTTTCTGTTTCTACGTTATGGTAAAGGGTTTTTGATGGTTCTCTGTTGTATAATTTCCTAATAAATTTTTCCGCGTTTTTAATTCTCCGAAAACGAAATGGCCCTTTAAATGGTGCTCCGCACGCAGGCTCCATAGGGCTTCCATCTTTATAAAGCCTATACCACTTCATCTGTATTGTGCGCTCAAATGGCTCACCTGTATATACCTTAACGAGCTGTTGAGGATAAAACCTCCCTTTATGTTCTTCAATTCTAAAACCTTCTAATTCCATAATCATCCATATCTTTCTTTGTATTCAGCTTTTAACTCAGCTTCCAGTTCAAACATTACCTTCCATTCAGGCAAGAATTGTAAATCTGATTTATTCAATCCTATGTCGTTATTATCCCATGCGCCATGTTCTCCCTTTGAATGATCTAACAAAACAATGTTTTCCTCGTTTAACATAAATTCCGGATATGCACCTTTGCGTTTAGGTAGCACATGAGCAAAGTTCGATGGATCAAAAAACGTTATTGGTTCGCCTGTCACAAACGAAATATGCGGGCGCTTGTTCCATATATTAACAAACACCTGCATTTCTCCCGTTGATTTCCTGGTGTTTGTAAAACTGGTTCTTTTACCCTTTAAATCGGTTCTTGCCCCTTGGTGGTTTTTGCAATATCCCAACCCAGTTTTTTTGTCTTTAGACCAACTTGGATTAGTGCAGTTTGAGTATGAGCAATATTTAGCCATTTGATCTGAATGTAGTTTAAGGAAAAATTGTTTTGTTAGCATTAATCTGAAAAATATTTATCATTCCAACACGCGTAGCCATCTATAGGTTGGTGTGGGTCGCGGTATTGTTCCTTTTTTTGAGCAATTAACGCCCAACACAACCATCTAGTCCGGCCATCCAATCTTTTGGGAAACCACAAAAACCGCTTATTAACTCGCCATTCGGTGTTCATTTCAGTTTCCAATAATGTTCAGGCTTTCCATAAATCCCTGGTTTTTGTCTTTCAGTCTTTTCAAGCAATCCCTTTTCTGTAAGATTAGTTATGCCCCTTCTGATTGATGTTATTGGTGTTCCGGTATGTTGAAAAAGTATCTTCCAAATCATTGAAGGCGTTAATATTGTTCCCGGTTTTTTCTTCGTTACAGCCTTGAAATAGTTGTATATCTCTACTTCCTGGGTTTTACAGTGCTTTTCGGCTTGCTTTAATATGTTTCCCTTAAACCCTGTTGTATTATGAAATGACTTTTGCTGGTTAAAAGCCTCGTTTGGATCGTCGAATATGGTAAGTTGATCTTTCATGTTGTTTTGCCCATAGTTAAACTGCCTTTATTTATTGTCGTATAATTTCAATGTCAACAATATTCCATCATCGACAGCGCCAACGTCTACTAATTCCCCCTCATACTTTTTGTTATTGCATAGTAAAATCCCTTTATAACTCGCGCCGACAATCAAGCCCTCTCCCCTCATAAAACGATTGGCCTTTATTTCCATTTCAACCTCAGCGCGAAAGATTTCAAGATTCTTGTCTTGGCGTTTCCTTTTAATTCGGTTAAACAATCTTTTCATGCCAAGTGTTTTAATGCCCAACTAGGTAAATCAAGCTGTGAATAGCCAATTTCATTTAAAAACTCATATCCCATATCAAAACAATCCTTATCAACACAATGTTTTATCCTGTCTAATGCATTCCGGTATTGTTGTTTGCCTAATGCCAAAAATCGATTACTGGCTAAAAATGTATTTACCGCAAAAGGTTCTTTATCCTCACATACTATGTGATAGAAGTCGGGGAATTTGCCCGTATTTTGTGCGTAACCTCTCCAATATGTTCCGGCCTGGATGTGATAGTCCATATTAAATGCTTGTTTCATCCACCCCTCTTCACTTGCATCGGTTGTTATTTTTAAATCCCAAATTATCGCTTTTTTGTTTTTTTCTGCGTCTGCATCTAAATAACCGATCAATGGGATCCCTGTCTTTTTATCGGTCCAAGTAAGTTTCTTTTGAACTGAATTTGTCGCCTCATAAAGCCATTGCGTTTTGGGATTGGTTTTTACAACTTCAACAACCTTTTTTGCTTTTTCAACATCTTCTTCTTTGATAACGCTTTGCTTATTAGCTATTTCGGTTTCCATAAATGATTCCCATATAACCCGTCCTTCCTTTGTTGATTTCTTAACTTCTGGCCCAAACACAAATCGATCTTTAAATCTTTCCGGTTGTAGCAACAAACAATCAACTAGATTTCCAAAAATCATTGCGGGCGTTGGGGCTTTCTTTTCATACCAGTTATAACTAAAATGCAACGGACTTTTCAAGATGTGTTTCATTGTGCTATAAGAAACAGGGCGTTTTTTGAAATCAAAACCAGAAGCCGGATAAAGTTTAGTGTCACTCATTTGGTTCAAGTTCTTCCTTACGAGCTTTAATTATGTTCTCAAAGTCTGGACTGTCAATTAATTCATGTTCCATTGCCCATTCCATCAACCCATCAACCGTTTCAAATTCCTTTACTTTTTCCTTAGCGTCCTTTAGTTCTGCAAGGTTATCAAATCGACCAGAAAGTGAATCATACATTATCTGATCGGCCCGATTCAAGTCCTTGCCGAATATTTTCCCTAGCTTTTCGGCTGCATCTTTAATCGCATAACTTTCAGCTGCAGGCAACGCCTTCATTACAGCATCGTTTTTTATCTTATCCCAATTAATCGCACCGGCATCTTTATCCGTTTGTAAAGGAGCTGCCCCTACTCCATCTGTCCATTCCGTTTGATGGGTTAACGGGTTTTTAAACATCAACCTAACCGATACACAAACGCTATTAGCTATCATTTTAAATTCTCTTACCTCGACCGACCAATCAAGAAATATTGCGCTTAATAGATATTCCACACGCTGAATTGGGAGGTATTTTACCTTTTTATGAATAGGATGCGTTTTAATCCAACTTGCTTTTGGTGGCTGATTTAACAATACCGTCAATTGATTTGACTCTTTGGCTTTCTCAAGATCGCCTGAATGAATATCACCCAATGTTGGAATACCTGAATTTTTTATCACTTCGGCCATTTCTTAAAGTTTTTCATACACGTGTTTAACCAAAGTCCCGCCCATCAATTGATATGTGCCGATATACTCGCCTTCAAAACCAGGCGGTTCAATTTCTTGCCCTGTGTTCAGTGTTATTATTGTTCTGTCGAATAACTCCTTATCTGTGTCAACCAAAGCCCACAAACACGGTGTGTCGCGTTGAACCTGAACACACAATATTCTCGCAGAACCTGGCATTGATACCGTTTGTTCAGTAATTGGACGTAATTCATACTTGTGGATTGCTCTTTTCATTTCTCAGCTTTCTTTTCGGTTAATTCCAAACCTTTTACAAGGCTTCTGTAAAACTTCATTACCAATTCTGCATGATATGGCTTGAAAAAACCTTCGTCATAGTCCGGAACTATTATTTGCATTGCGGTATCGTTCATCACATTCAGCCTACCCATTTCATAATCAATGTCTTTTATTCCATCGCGAACATTATCTAACACTTCACGCATTTTTAAATCTTCGCCGTCTGTTGTATTGAATGTGAATCGGTTTAATGGCACAATATCAGCAATGAATTTTATCGCAGTTCCTTTGCCGTCAAACCTCTGGAATGCCTGCATTTCTGATTTGTTCATTTTAGATTTTGGGGTCCATAAACCCGGTGTGCCAATCAACCGGCACAGGTTGTCCAAATCAAATTGGCTTGCCCATGTTTCCTCGGCAAGTTCTTCCTTCATTTCTTTTGAAGTTTCTAAGTCACGTTTTGGCTCTATATCTGAACTCATTAAAGTTGGTTTTTAATAAACATTTTTATTACTGAGCAATCATGAAAGTTTGCATTTTTAATATCATACCCATTAAGGTCTACATAAACACACTTGTCAATATTGATTTTAGTTTCCCGTGTATCGTCTTGGATGGTGTCATTGGCATAAATAATTTCACCGACTTCTCGGGTTGTAAATGTTACTTCAACCCTATCTCCTAAATGACTCAATTCCCAAGCGTGATTTATTCCCAATGGGTCGCTGGATAGTTTTTCTTTTAACTCTATGTTTTCTAATAACACTATTCAGCGTTTTTTATGGCTTGCAACATCCTTTGTGTCGTTTCAACAAACCATTCCTTGTGGTCTGGGTTGACATTCATTGAGACACGCTCATTAAAGGCCAACTGCCAGCGCTTTAGGTTATTATACAATTCCGCATTTTTCTCCTTCTCTGCCTTTAGTTCTGATTTGAGGTGCTCTGATATCGAGGCCCATTGATCTGCGTCTTTTGCCAATCTCGTAACATCAACACTAATCAGTTTATATTGGGATTCTAGGTGGTCGGCGTATTTGTCCATATCATTCGAGTACATCTTAGCCGAAATTATTGATGGCGGACTTCCGTAGTTTTCTTTTATTGGTCTTTCCATCTTACTTAGAGTTTTGGATTGCTTTTTCGTGTTTTATATCACATATCAAGCAACGGTGGCCGTATATTTCAGTTGGGTATTTTTTGCAGTCTTTACATTTAATTGCAGGAAACAACCAACAATGCCCAAAGATGTTTTTCGGTGTGTTAAAATATTCTACTCTCATATTGTGCCAGTCTTAGGGTTTCCATGATGCTTGGATTGTCGTGAGATTTGAACTGAAGTTCATTAAACGCAGAACCACATGCGGCTCCTAAGTTTTTAATTATTTCCACCAACTCCCTCGGACTTTTGCCCGTTTCGTTGGCTACGTTGAAGGCTTCTGCGATTAGTTCAGCGTTCTCCTTTAATTCGTTTAGGGGCGTATCTTTAAGCTCTGCGTCCTGTGAAACGGTTACGTGGTCTATTATTACTCCCGTTGGATCAATTGACCCTGTTTTCGCATGCCCTTTAGTTATATTCTTTGTGTTCATGATATTTAAGTTAAAACAGGTTCTTCAATCTTAATACTTGTCTTTACAGAATTGTATCGAACTTTTTCTTGGCGTTTGACGAAGCGGCGAATGTCGTAATAATGAAATTTTGGTTTCCTTGTTATTCCACAATCACACCCCAGCCTTTGGCTACCTTTATAGTTTAACACTAACCCTATTTCAATAGTTATTCGCCCACATGAACATGTGTGAATATGGCCAGCAATATAATCCTTACCACTTTGTAGCCCCGACAAAATAGGAATATACAAACCCTTAGGCGCCGCATCAACACACAATATTCTATCTCCTGTTTGGATCATGATGTTGAAATTAGAATTTTGGCTACAACCGCCACAATAGCAATGTCTATCCATGCAGTAAGCCCCATAACTAAAAACACGGGCAACCATACTGCTATTTTCTCGCCATCATCAACATATCTTTTTTCAATCCTTTTATTTGCTATTCGATATACCACATATGTTATCATGGTCTTAAAGGTTAATTGCCGTTTTATGATTCGTCTTCACATACCCCGGTTAACGTCTGCAACAAGTGATCATAATCGCCGATCATACCTTCATCTGTGACTTCTTTGATTTCATCTTTGCTCCAGCCCTGTTTTTTTGCAGCTTTTGAAAACTCCCCCATTAATATAAACGCATTGCCATCCAACCCAAGTAGCGTTAATTTCACTTTTTGCTTGTTGCTCATAGTCTCAGTATTTAGTAAACTGTTGCAATTCTGTCCAAAGGAAAGCAAAGAAAACATAACACGCAACTATTTATGCGTTTATTTATCCACTTATAGGTGCTTATGCCGCGTTTTCTATGGGTTTATAGGTGCTGCAGACGCAAAAATAATGGTATAAAAAACAAAAACCGCCTGAAATAGACGGTTCTTGCGACGAAAACATAGATCAAAAATAAATCAGACCTGGTAATATTATTGCAATGTATCGGCTCCTTTAACTATTGCTTCATTGATTATCTCTATGATAGGTTCGATTTGGTCGGCATCAATTGGCTGACCAGATTTGATTTGTAGATAAATATACCATGCCGCCGATAATCCAAGGGCAAGTTTATACCATTTGCCACGCGAAAACTTCATTTTCCCTTTGGGGTTGTGTGGCGTATTTTCCTTGATAGACTTCACAAACGTAGGGCCAACTACTGGAATCAATACTTCTGCCGTATCTAAAACCAAGTTTTTTGTAAACTTCCAAAACCTAGTATCCCTAAACTTTTTTTTCGGCTTTATTTGATCATTCATGGTTTTTGATTTAAAGTTTTTTCTCAATATTATCCATTCGCTTGTTCATTTGTTTTATTTCACCGAGAATCTGATTCATTATATTTATTTGCTCTTCGACTTTTTCAAATTTCTGGTGATGGATAGTTGGGTCTTTTAGATGCCCTTCTAATACTCTACTAGCATTAATCACATTCGTCTCTAATGCAGTTAATCGATTTTCTGTATAAACTATATAGCCCAACAACAAAATTACTACTGGTATAGCCTGTATAAGTGAGTTAGGCCAATTTATTTTACCTATTGTCATAAAACACTATTTAAAGTATTTTGTGGGATCATAGTTGCCCCATTCGTGTCCATTGTTTTTAGTTGGCTCGGTGTTTTCTCCGTGTCGATTTATTAAATATAATTCGAACTTTTCAGGGTCAATATCAGTGCGCTTCAGGGTATATTTTTCAAGTGGGAAATCGGATGGTATATCCAGAACAACAAATTTATTGCCCTGTTTAGAAAATTTGCCGATTCTATTATTAACCATGGCAATATTTGCGCTAAGGGAATCGCCCCGGATTGCTGCATTCCATATTTGCAACCAAGTAGTTGGAGGTTTTGCGCCAAACATAACCACATCAGCATCGTAAGGGTCGCTCTTTATGTGATCAGATCGCCATTTATGTGTTCTGGCTACTGCCCAAATGAAAATCAATCCAAAAAACACCCAACTGCCCCACGAATCTATCGTATTAGCATAATTATTAAAGAAATAATTTTTTATGGATAATGTGTGCAACACTTGGTTGACAAGCATTTTTAATGTCACAATAGTGCTGGCTATTAAGATTACTATTATCCCGATATATTTTCGGTATATAGATATCCTTACCAGGTATACAATAAGACACTGCATATAAAACATGGTAATGAAAACACAGGCCCAAAGAAATGTAATCTGTAATTGCGGGTCAACAAATTCATGCACATTGAAGGTAAAAACCAACAATAACGGTAATAGCAAAAATTTTCCTGCTTTTACAACAAGATAACCCGCACTTAACAGCCATTGCTTCATTATGCAGGCAATCCGTCTACAATAGTGCCCCACCCACCAGTAACGGAAGTATCACCAAGATCTTCAAGCTCACTAGCTGTTCTATTCTTGATATCGCCTGCTAGATCAGTAAGGCTTTCAGATGTTCCTTCACCTGTCGTTACGACTCTCGGGCCAATAAGAGCAACAGCATCATCAATGCGAATTGAAATATTTACTGTAGCCATCTGTGATGCTGTAAGGTCTGCTAGATGACCCAATAATTGTTCGTCTGTATAATTTAGATGTGAACTCATATTATCGTTGTTATTGTCGTTATCATTGTCATTGCCGTTGTTGTCGTTGTTGTCGTTGTCTTCATTTAAATGTAAATCTTGCATGATAGTTTATTTAAGGTTAAAATAATTAGGATACAATATACACATATCCCTTTTCAGTTAATTCCAATTTTATTGTAGTTGTTGACAACGCAATATTAGGGGGTGTTGTTAATTCAACGTCTTCACTGGCTCTCACTAAAAAATTTAGTCGCCCCATCATAACGTGTTCTTTCTCGGTTCTATCTGGTTCAGCAATCGTTAACTCTTGAACTTCGGTGTGTCCTATATTTCCTCTTACAAATGCCAAAGTATCATATCCAGGGTTTTCCAGTATGGCACGAACCATACCTAAAATGCGTTGTAGTTTTATCGATGAAAGATTGTCGCCATCGTCTGAGTCTGTGGATTTTGCTGACACATAACCATCGATATTATACAAATAACTTCCATCGACTTGTATTGCATTTTTATTATCAAAGGGGCCACGTGCAAGATTCACACTCAAAAAATTAAGTTCAGTTATGTTAAAAGATTTATATCGCTCAATGCCGACTGTTGGGTTTAGGCTCGCATCGCCATGTTTGGCAAGCTGATTAGACAGTTCATCCGCTAAAATTAACCCAATCCTGTCTCGAATAAGCTCAAAGTTCTGTTGCGGAATTAGATTATCAATTATCGCCATTAGTCTATTTCATAGCCGTGAACTACTCCGCTAATTTCTAAACTTGAATTACAGCTTATTTGTAATTTTTTATCTGCAACAGTTGAAACAAAAACACTATTGCTGATATTTAAGGCATAGTCCCTGTCTTTTTTGAGCTTCCCTTTAAACAAGGGTTGATTACTGGTTTCTTCGAATATTAAGATGGTGTCTGATTCGCTCCCTCCGTTTTCTGCTGCCGTAAAATGATAGCTGGTTATGACAAATCTTTTACCCGCTGACGGTGTAAAGATTGTCGATGTTCCGATTGAGGCCTTTACAAAATCTTGATGGAATATTGGGAAGCCGATTAGATGAGGTGGTGGCGATATATTACTAGACCCTCCCGCAATTAATGATCCTTCTGAAATGGCTATTTCACGTGTAACATTACCAATCACAGAACCATTACTATTACCAGTAATATCGGTTTCGATTCTTATCGTATTGTAACAAGTAATCGAGCCTATAAAATCACCTTCTTCAGAACAAACATCTGAACACTTCCCTGTTCCTTTAGCAAATAAAACCATTGGATGAAAGTTCACACCATCATAACTGCCTAAGAATTTAACTTGTCCTGCGGTTGGAGGAACTAAATGAAATCCGATTGTGTTGTAACCACCAGTGTCAAAGTCAAATACAGACCCCGATTGCAGCCCCACTACGCCTGGTCCACCTTCTGTGCCAAAAAACAGAGATGTTGCTCCTGGGTCTTTAATTAAATCATATATTTTACCAACTAATTCTGCAGATGAATTTGATTGGGGTATAATATCCTGGAAGTTTTCATAGAACAACTTTCCATTGTTTGATCTTAGACCAACAAAATCGCCTGAGAAAAAAGCTTCTGTATCATTTTTGGCAACAACAAACTGATCGCCATTAGCAATGGTTACAAGTAATGTGGTTTTTCCGTTGTTCTCAATCTTAATCATAAGCTAAAATTTATGCCTGAAAATCTCCTAATAAACATACTATTAAACCTGTTGTTTCATTTGGATAAGTGTCTTCAATCTTATATGTTATGTTCAAGCCTGTGCTATCGGCAACCGTTACTTTGTGATCCTTCAAATCAACTTCTCCGGCCGCGTTTCTTATAGGGTAATCTCCAATACCTGTCGCATTTTCATGAAACGATATATGAGCGTTTTTGGCATTAACAGGATTTCCATCAGTGTCAATTTGAAGATGAGTCTTTGAATGCAACCCGTTTATTACTGCTGTTTCCCCATAATCAGGTGCTAATAATGTCATTGGAACACCAAAGTCATTAGCATTTTCGACAATGTTTTTAATGTCAATTCTTGATTGGGCTATTAATCCCATTATGATGGATTAGTTACTGAAATTAGAGAACCAAACGCAGCTGTCTGAGCATTCCCGCCTCCGCTAACCCTTTTTACATCTATCCAAAAATCTGTTTTTTCAGATAATTGGCGCGGAGCATCATCGGTTAATCCAAACACCCCGCTAAAATCCACTATTTTTCTCGCCATTATTTTTGGGGTAAATGGTGCAGCAACAACATCAGCACTTCCCCTTTGTAGCATAAGCATTTCAGCGGTATTTGAATCAGATGCTTCTAAAAATAATTGAGTGATAAATGAAGTTTGGCCCAATGGAACAGTGAATACGAATTGATTTGACCTGCTTTCGCCTGTTTTTATAATGCTTAAAACAGTATTCGTGTCAGCATTTTCAATAATTATATCACCAGCATTTCCTGCCCCATAGGTCCCAGTAGTTTTAACTAGCACAAAATTAACCCTGATAAACGATGCGCTAGTTGATGAGCTGGCACTTGCTCCTGCTAATGTTATGTCTTCGGATATTGAACTAAAATTTGCATCAAGGCCAAAAACGGTTAAGGTTCTTGCGTTTGCACCTGCTGCTGCGTCTGCAGCATTCCCCCCTGACTTAACTCTAAGTTTTTCTGCTGCTTCTGGAAATACGTATATTCCACCACCTTCCCATAAGGTAGCAAATGAAGCCCCTACGACTGTATTTGCACCATTTAAATTTACACTTGCTTCATCTCCAATGAACCCTCTGGCCCGATCCATTCTATTGGCAGAGACATTTCTAACTACTTGAACCTCGCTGTCTTTGTTTAATACTTGGTCTGTTGTGGCGAACAATCCAATAAAAGCAGTTATTGCATTTACCAAGGCTTGCGCCGATATTGATACAGGTGAAATATTATTGAAATCATCATAAAATAGCACCTTGTTATTAACGATTATTCCAACCTGGTCAGCCGAAAAAATAATGTCACTAACACCTTTGGGAATAATATGATTGTCGCCATTGTCAAGTGTAACCTTTAAGGTTGTAATTGTATTGTCTTCAACGGTTATCATGTCCTATAAAAAGGGAGGGCGCACCATTGCTGATAACGCCCTTGATTGCACAACTTGAAAAGATTATTCCTGAACTGAGTATAGCGCATATAGTTCCTTTTTCTGCGCTTTTTCTTTATAAAATATCCCTTTATTGTCCAACTCTATTTTTATTTCGTTGGCGCTGATATCACCATATTCCTTGATGGTGTTTACTGGACTAGGATCGGGCGTGGGTTCTGGTGTTTCGACTTGTTTAACTGGTGCAACCGGCGCAACTGGTTTGTCTTCTTTTGGTCTTAAAAAACCATCCTTGACTAGCTGTGGAACACTACCTGGAATAAAACTGGCTTCTGTTACCGTCTCACCGCTACGATAAATGTTGTTACCACTACCGCCAACTGAAGTTGTAATTACAACGTATTCTGCCATAGTTTATTTTTTATGCAACCACTTGTAAAGTATATATCATGTCTACCCCAACAGGGATAGCTACTGGTGCGCTGCTAATTCTGTAATCGTGAGTTTTGTTCCAGCTGTCACGCTTATCATCAAAGAAATATCTTCCAGTGTTTATTACTGGATTGTCAGTATCTATTAATTGAGGGACAGCCGCGTATGCAAGACTAAATCTTGGTTGTTGTGGTAAGAAAACAACATTCTTATCATTCATATAAGGTGTAGAAACACCTGAAAGATCAAAAAACTCTGGATAAGAAAAAATGTTAAAAATATATGAGCCTGCTGAAACAGAACCGTGTAAAGCTGCACCCACTGAATTTTCCTGTGGCTCACGTATAACCATCCTGTCAAGTCTACGTGCATTGTTTTCAGCAAGGAAAACATCATTGGCCCAAAAGTCACGAAGGGCTGTTTCTCCAAATATTAGGTTAATGGTTCTTCCCCGAATCTTACCTTTTTGACGTAAAAATGTCGCGCCATCTTCAAGGTCATTAAATACATTTACTCCCACCGTGGCCCAATAATTACCAGCCCCCTTGTCAACTAAAGAGTCTGCTTTACGTTTGAAATCAATGTTAATTCCTTTGGTTAGCGTAACGATACCTGTCTCGAGAACTTGGGCACATTGTCTTTCAATGCTGCGATCAATTTTGTCTTGTAACATTCCAAGATGCTCGGCAACACCTTCAATAAAATTGGCAACAGCTGAAGCATCAATGGCCGTTGAGCCAAACATCCTGTCGTATAGATCCAATGAAGTTGCGTCGAAATATTCACTATACAATGGCGGCTCAAATATCTTTTCAGTGGAAAGGCTGAATTGATTACGATTACCTTCTGTTCCGCGTTCAACATCAACAGCAATTTTCTCAGTGCCGCGTTGAACTTCAATCGAAATCTGTTTGGTAGCGCTTATTTTATCTACGAAAAATGAACGAAGAAATCCCAAAGGCGAAATACGCTCTTTGTAAACATCTACCAACATGCTGGTAAATAATGCTCTTGCTTGACTTGCTGGAATCGTTGCCATTGTCTTACTTTTTTATTTTAATCTTATCGATTGTCTGTTGCTGTTAATTCGTCACCGCCAACAAGTATTACGCCTACGGTATCTGCCCCAATTCTGTCTCCTAAAGTCTTAGATTCAATCACGGTGGTAATTGAGTCTAAGCCGTTGAAAATAAGTTTTGATTCTACCACATCACCAGCAATACAAACTGACAAACTAACCGTTTCACCTGCTGATACTACACGTGTTTGTTTTAATATCCCTACAGGAAATTGGCTTCCATTTGAGGCATTTGATACCAAAACAACCATTAGATTGGTTCCCGCAATACGGCCCATTATAGTTCCGGCTGTCAGGGTAACATCACCATAACCACTATTGTTGAACGAAATGTCTTTATAGCGGTTATCCCTAACAAATATCTTTGATACATCAGTATCAATTATCGCTTGTTGCCCGGTGTTTGAGACTGTTGTTTGAATGCTCATACTAGCTTAATGTTACGTTTAAATGTCCTTTCACTAACTCCTTTGAAGCTTCCAGGTCTTTTTCTTCTCCGTCTTTTGTGCTCTCATCTGGTGGATCCGTAGAAACGTCTTTGGTTTGTGCTTTTAGCTTTTTGAGGTATTCGGGACTATTTGCTTTTAGCACCAATTCGGACTGTTCTGTTTGTGTCAGAACTTGATCCTCTTTGATCGCCTTTAAAATACGGTCTTTGTCAACATCAATAAATGCCAACAGTGATCCTATCCGGTCTTTTTCGGTTGACGCACCTAGCTTTTTGCCTTCTTCGATTATTTCTGCGTAAAGGCCAGGATTTTCTGCTTTTAATTTTTCGATGCTCATGGTGGTAAAATTAGAAGTTGGAATATTGTTGTTTGGTTTTGGTGGATTAACTGGATCTTGATTTTCTTCTGGCTCATCTATAAACTTTGCGGCTAATTTAATTGCATCGTTTTCAATAGATGTATTAATTTGTGCAGCGATCTGTGGTGTTATTTTAACGATTTTATTGACAAGCTTAATTTGCTTTGCTTGTTGAGCAGAAAGACTAACCTCTATTCTGTCGTCGTTAGAAAACAACTCATCCAAAGTAACGCCGGTGATCTTTTCAAATTTTGGAATATCGAGTTTCGCTTCCATTGCTTTGCGCAAATTCTTGTTAACCCTATCACGACTTTGGGCCATTGCTTCGGTCATGAGATCAGAGTTTTCAACAAAAGACGGAAACGCTGCGCGATGAAAAAGAAATTCAGCTACATCGTTGGATTCTACAAAATCAGCATACAGAGGTAAAAATGCGGCCATAGAAAATGCTTTGCCATCAATCTTTACTATCTTTTTACCTGGATGTTCTTTGAATTTGGTAATGGTCGCAAATCCATCCTCAGGGCCGCCGCCATTACTATTTATTCTAGCAGTTAGATCTTCGTTTTTGGCCTCATCCATCTGGCGCACCCATTCGGTTGCGCTGAACCAATCCATGGGGCCATATACAAGAATCTCTGCCATTTGTGACAAAAATATATTTGATAACTTTTTTTTCATAATTGTTTACCCTATTGGGGTAATTTATATTTTTGAGAAAACCAACAATAGGTGAGTAATAAAAGAAAGGACAGGACTAAAATCGTATTGATGCTGCCAATGGAACGAAGAATGCAAGCAAAAAACGCCGCCAAACACAAAGGCATTAGTATGAATAGTCTGCTTTCTCCTGTAATTTGTGAATATTTAGACGCCCTTCCCGAGCGCTATAGGAAAGAATACGACCCTACTTAGGAGTCATCGTCGCCTGGTGGTTCTGGTGGAGGCTCAGTTTTTACCTCACTAACAATATCCAGGTCCTTAGATTTTTCTAACTCTTTAGCATACTGTTCCATGTTGCTATCAGAATCACCGCCATTTAAAGCCCCAGTTGCGTTTTCAATAGTTGTCAATGGAATAGAATCAGCTGTATTTCCTAGTTTTAATCGTTCTGCCTCGACCTCCTTTTTGGGATCAATATGTGGAACGGACGCACCTTCAAAAGTTGCATTTCTGTAGCTTTCTAACACCATTATATTGTTAGTTTCAAACGCTTGCAAATAGCCTGGTGCTTGAACTTTGTTCTTTAATATCTGAACATGCAACCAAAAGTCGTAAATAGGTTGATAAAATTGAAATTGGAAATTTGCCCGATCCACATTTAATGTATGTTCCCAATCTTTTAAAGCTGCACGACTAGCTGAAAAATTGCTATCATATTTTGACATTGCTACTTCCGGTGGTATACCTAGTGTTGCTGCCGTCATATCAATGTGTGCGCCAAAATAATCTTTAAAATATAATTCCTGTTGGTTGGCTGCTACTCGTTCAATCTTTGAACCAATTGGCATGTTAAGCGCCTGTTTGTTAGTTGTAGCCGCTATGGTATTAGCAAGTTCTTTGCCTTCCTCGGATCTTGGTAAATCTGTTGAAACAGCATCAGCGTCAAATGCTTTGACTATATTTTTTTGAAGCACATTTTCGCCTGTGGAAAATATTTGGTGAACTATTTGATAGGCTATTTTTGCGTTTTCTTCAGCACTGCCTAACACAGCCTCCTTATAGCGCTCCATCTTTTTAATGGATTCCATTACAGCAGTAATCCAAGGTAGGCCGCGAACACTATCTAAACGATATTCCAAGCCATAAACCATAAAAGCCACAATTAGCCCATCTTTTGTTTTGGCTTCAACACGTTCGGTTGCTAATAACCTGCCGCCTTTCCTGACGTAATACGCAACGTGCTCCCCTTTTTTATCAATCTCTATTCCGTGTAAGATTCTATTACCCTTTTCATCTGCACGAACAATTTGGTCTCTATCAAATGGCGATTGAACATGCCCCCCATCAACCAATTGAACAGTCATTTCATCTTCAAGTCTCAATATTACCAACACATCACCGCCAACTAAAGATTCGAAAAACGCTTTCTTTGCTATTAGATTTAGGTTTCTGAGTTTGGAGTAATCAATGTGCCTTGATTTTGCCAGAATCCCAAACCTTGATTCAGTGGTTACGTTGAAGTTTTCCGGTTCTAATGCTATTCCTTCAGATTCTAAAACTTTAATTTGTGGCTGTGATTGTAGTTTTAATCCTGATCCAATTGTCCATTTAGCGAACTTTTTAACAACTGTCTGAGATATATCACTTTCCAGAAAACTTTGCCATGAACGTAGTCTAAGCGCAGCATGGTCAACACGATAATCTTTAATCGGTCCTATTTCACCAAGGTTTTTTTCTCCATCAAAACCAAGGACCATAAATTGCTTATAGCTACTTGAATGTGCCTGTAATTTTGGTTGGGTTTGCCCGTTTAAATTATCGCCATTTTTAGAAAACACAGGCAGATTTTTTGCCCATGAAAACAATCTATTAACCGGCCCTGGTTTTTTATGTAAAGCTTTTTGCATCGACTAATCTAATATAACGCCCGTTGATACTAGGATGATTGATATATCTTTGCCTTATGGTCTCAAAATCTTGAATGCTTTTGGCTATCTGGGTTACATTCCGGTAAGTGGTTTTGATTTTTACCTGACCATCATCTAAACTATATTCATCAATATTTCCAGTTGATGCAGCGGTTAAGGCTGTAGTTTCAAGCGCTGAAATAATCGCTTCAATAGCCGTGATTTTAGCTAGTATCGTTGTTCGGCTTTGTATATATATAAGTTCTGATTCGTATGTAATTGACCCGCTCATATCGTTTTTATTTCATCAATCTTTGAATCATCAATTGTAGCTGCTGCAGGCACACCAGGCGTTATTGACACTAACGTGCTTGCTCCACCAGCAGTAACACCAGGATGAACATGCGCGTTAAAGATAGTTACAAAAGCGTTCAATTCTGTTTTTAACAGGTCAAACCCCGTCTTTAGTTTGTTGAACCTTACCATAAAATCAGCGTTGCCACCTATTTCACAAGTCCCATCGTTTTTTTGGTAAATAAAAAATTTCACCGCTCCCGTTGAATCTGTTGAAAATGTCCTATGTTCACCAACAGCAGCAAGGGCGTTTTTGTTCAAATAACCAATAACTACATTTTTCCCTTTTTCGTCCGTAGTTCCATAGACCGCAACCATATCTTTGATCGGGTGTGAATCTGTTCCATATGGACCCGCTTGTATTACGTCCTGAACATCACTTTTCCCAAACCGCAAAAACTTTACCTTTCGCTCTTTGGCTGCTGTGATTATTGTTGATATGACTTTGATAAAATTAAGCATGGATATTTATGCCTTCAAACAAATATTCCGGAGTCGAATCGTCATACACAGAAGGTATTACACACGTTAATGTCGATACCAATTGTTTGCTATCACCTGTTAAATTTACGCTTTCAATAAACCACCTGGATTTTTCAAACAGGAATACTTTAGGATTCGTTACGGTAATAATGTTATTTGGTTTGATTATGGTATCGCCAATTTCCCATTGATCGGTTTTAATAACCAGTTTCATGTTTTTTAGTTCCGCTGATAGCGCACTTTTTGCAGCTTTTAATGAATCATTATCATCGCCTGAGCTCTGGGTAATTACTTTGGGTCTGAAAACAAATGGAACAAATGGATTTATTACTGTGGCCTCACCTGCGTTTCCACCGCCGCTGTCAGCCTGTTTCATGGCCGTTATTTGTGAGTGCATTGCCTGACCATTAAACGTTAGGTTCATTTCTGTAAAATTCGGCTGGCCCGTTTCATAATGAACAATTGCCGTTTGTTTGGTTTTGGCCTTTGTGTAAACCAACCGACCCAAATTATCATGAGTTAATATGATGTCCTTTTGAACAGCCAGCTCGGTCAAATAATCTTTAATACTTTGCTTTTCGCTTGCTGTTGTAACATCAAAAACCTGATTAACATTAACCCCATCAACCACCAATTTCAAATCAAAAGGAGCTATAAGTTTTTCCGTAATTTCCCTTAAAGTCAGCCCGTCAAACTGTAATGGATATAGTGAAGTGGGAATATTGCAGTCCTCTAGAACACCTGGTAAAGAATACCCCCCCAACGAGGCCAATTGTTCTTCCTTGCTGTCTTTAAATCCTTGGCTTAATACCTGGCCACTTATTAATACTTCTCCATTGTGTTCTAATCGAGCTAAATGATAATGGCCTATCGCAGCTAATTCTATGTGGTCTTGGTTTTCAGGATTGAAAAAAAAACTCAACCCGAATTTCGATGCAACAGAATCATATTGCAAAGTCATATCGAAATTGCTAAACAGATCAATTTTTCTGTCTCGAAACCTATCGTTTATAAAAAGTTCCATTAGATATAATAACGAATGGTTCGGTCTTTTTTAACCAATAACAGTTCGCTCAATCCTATGTCGTTGTTTTGAATAAAGGTGTCTATGTTTTCATCCAAAACATCCAGCCCGTAAAACCTGTGAGTTAAATTAACGACATTGCTATCGTCTTCGAGAATTACAATTCGTTCCTGGCTGGCATTCAAAGCAATGTCATATAATCTTGATACTGCAAATTTGACAAGATCATCCAGGGCTAATATTGAATCTGCATCAGGTATATAGCTTGTTGGGCTACCACCGTTATCTGTTTGAAGGCTGTCTAAATCTTTTATTAATTTATTATAATTATCTATCAGAATTTCAATCGTTAAAAACACATCGTCTCGGTTATTATAATCAAACTCATCTGGTGTTGCTGCCGACCTTGACATTCCACTTAATATGGCTGCACCATTATTCTCATAAATCTTTTTTTCAGATTGATCGATTATATTATCAAAGGTTAACAGAAGTCTATTAAACTGTCCAACCATCATATTAACTCTATTCTTTGCACTATCAATAAACAGCGCGGGTGCATTTATCACGGCTTGCATTGCGTTTATGGCCGCTAATGGCTCACTGCTTGCATTCAAAATTGCTGAACTTGCTGTTGTAAATAGATTAAAATATTTTTCTGCATCATTACTGTCGATGATTTCAGTATTTACGGCGGCGTGATAATTGTCTAAATTCGATGTCATCAATTGAACATCTGAGGAACTTGGGTCAACATCATTTACAAAAGATGCTGCAAGTATCTCGTTTAATTCCTCTGAATCATTCTCTATTTTATCACGTGGGTCTTCACTAGTTTGGGGTGCTAAATCAGTAATGGTTTCAACAATAGTTCCTGTTATTTTGGTGACATTTTGTTGGGTATTATCAAAAGATAACGATATTGGTTGAACTATAATAAGGCCGTAAAACGGATGATCCAACGTCCATGCACGACTATCGTTCGATGATTCATCAAATGCTGCAGCAACATCTAAATGATCGTCACCTTGAAAATAAATCTCTAAACTATAGCGCCTGCCGCGTGGCGCGCTTTTTCTTACTAACGTCCCTGGTATGTTGGGAAAATCAAATTCGGCAATGTTAAATTCTTTGTTTTTGGTAGCATTGATCCACTGTGGGGTATAGGTCTCACCGTCACCTGTTGTAATTATTAAATCAGATTGTATGTCTTCTAACCAACTCATTTGGCAGCTGCCTTGGCAAATCGTCTTTTTGCTTCTTCAACAAAAAACTTCTCTATTTTTCCACCTGTTAACAATGCCGCCTGTTTTCTGAAAGGGCGTGCTTTCACTTTTACAACGTTGCCCCGAATAATGCTATATAATGGAGTGCTATTAATTTTAACTCCCTTCGGCCCTGTTTTGCGTATATCATTAATTCTATATAACACTCTGCGCGTACCGGAACCTCCTAAAACATAAGCCTCATTCCCAAAAGCTTCTTTTGCAATTATTGCAGCCCTTACATATTTCTGTTTTTTGCTTCTGCCAGCAACTCTTGAGGCGTTAATAATTTTATTAAATGGAATTTTAGAAATTCTGTTTTCATCACGAACACGACCCGTTCTTTTCTTGCCAACTCGCGCAGTGTCCAAGGGCAAAAACGGTCTGTCCGGGGTTAAGGTTCCACCTATTTCCTGATCTTCTAAATCCTGAACAGAATAATTGTTTTGACCTTTTAACAGAGTTTCAACAAATCCAACTGTGGATTTCATGACTTTTACATCAAAGCCCTTTGCACCCTCGAACCTTGAATTAGCTTTATAGAATTGGCCTCTATGGCGTTTCTCAAATGTGCTTTCGGCGCTTTTTGGCAAGGTCTCTTTTTTCATGTTCACAGCCGCCTTGGTTAATGTGCCACGTATGGCAATAGGCAAATCAGAACGATGCATTTTTTCCAGCTTATTCGTAAATTTTACAAGCCCCTTGGTATTTATATTAAGCTGTGTCATGCACCGGGAACTTGGAATGAAAATGGTGTAGTTAAAAGCAATGCATCTGTTAGCGTATCTGTAGACGGCACACGTGTTCTTACTTCTAATTCTGTGTCACTCAATCTTTTGGCACTACAATTTGCCGCAATTGTTCCGCCGGTTGCTGAAATCTGAAAATATGTCTCGGCAACATGAAACAACGCGGACGAAGAGGTTACTTTATAAATTCCAACACCTGTGCGTGTCCATGTAAGACCAATGTTGAAGTCAACCGTGTTTTCTATTACACTAACGGTTGGGGCAGCGGTTCCTGTCTGGGTAAGAAGCGCTTTATATTTACCATGAAAAATTGGCGAAGGCGCGGATATTAGCACACATCCACCCCCAAGAGATGAATAAACGAATGTAGCCCCTGAATTTGGTTTTATAACAAGCCTTCCATTAAATATTCCGGCATTATCACCAACACGAAAACGAGTAAATCCAGCCGGTGGTGCTGAAGCATCCCTTTCAATAACTAACTCAAAAGACACATCACGATTTAAAAGATGAATAAGCGTTCCGTCTTCACGCGTAGTTATATAATTAACAATAGATACATCTGAATCATCAATAAGATAAGTATTGTCCGCTGTTGCTAATGGAAGGGCAATTCTGCCAGGGGTTCCCAACACATCAATTGCTGGTGGTTGCCCTCTAAATGTTTTTATCAGGCTTTCATAATATTGAAATCCATCATAATCGTTGTCTGGTAAATCATTTGGCACTATTCCAGAAAGGGCGAACATACGCGCAAAATATTGGAAGTAATCCGCATGTGTAACCATGTCCAATAAAGTGCCTTGGATTATAGGTGGTCCTGCGTCAATGTCTCTTATATTACCATACAGATATTGTCCATCTGGTGCATCAACATTTTGCTTGTCTTTTAATTCTATAGCCATGGCTAAACAGTTTGGTTTTCTTGTGTTGATTTAATCGCATTCATAGCTTCAATTTCTTGATTAAAATATCCAAAAAAAGTTCTCTTGCCGTTTATCGTTAATCTTGAAACCCATTTTTTATGGGTCATACACCATGAAACGCCTTGATATTTAGATGAATTATTTCGAACAATTCGGTCTTCTTGGTGTTCTACCGATATATTATTTAACACAGCTTTATCTCCAAATTGTTTTAATGCTTCAAAATTGTATGCATGGGCCGCATCTGTTTCATTAATATAAGTCCCCAAATAAATGAGCTTAGAATTAACTATTATTGATGCCTGCCAATGTCCTGTTTGTTTAAGCTTGGCAACACCCATATATTTAGACGATGCATTTGGAGGCCTTAAGAATCTTGTTTTTTGTGGTCTTGGTAATTTAAAATCGACCTCATTAATTCTAGCAAATTCACCATGATGTTTTTTAGCCCCTATATTGTATGCTGCAACTGCCTCTAATTCCGTTTTATATACGCCTAAAGAGATTGCTTTTCTGTTAACCGTTATAATGGCTGTCCATTGCCCATTTTTGCCCCTTTGCCGAACTCCCTTATATTTGCTTGCTTTACCACCAGACGATTTTCTGTTCATTATATTTTGTTGGGCTGTGCAAATTCTCAAATTATCGCGGCAATTATTTAATGAATCCCCGTCCTTGTGATCTACAATAATTTTAGGATTGTCAACACCCATTATTTGCCTGTGCATTGAAATAAATTTCTGGTTATAATACTTTTCACCCTCATGTATTATATACTTTCTTTTTGCACGCTTGGCATATAAATAGCCTTCCTTACCTATTGCTGACCATTTCCATTGACTTAAATCTTCATAGTCTTCATCATCAACCTTGGTAAATACGCCACGTGTTAATTTTATTTTTTTCATATTCAAATATACTGCACGAAGAGGAAAGCTATTGATTGGGCAGGCTTAATCCTCAAAACGGTTTGTCTAAATTCTTGTTCTCTGTCTGCATCAACACTTGCAAAGGTTCCAACAGGTGTTCCCCCAATGAAAAACGTGCTTCTCAAATCAGCGCCCGTATCAAAAAAGGCATCTTTAGCTGCATCAATATTATTTGCAATTACAAATTCATAAACACTTCCTATCTCTTGTTGTCCTCCATATTGTGATTGACCATATTGAAGTGCGCCTGAATATTGTGCTGCCTCCCCTACAAGACCAAGGATTTCATTTGGCGATCTGGTTTTAAAAGTATCTGGATATAAATCAAATCTGTTTTCAAATACAAATACATTAAATCCTGCCGCTTTTAGTTGACCCTCTAAATATAAAAAATGTTGCCTTGCTGGAATATCTCCAGGGTGTTTCATTTTTCTTTCAATGGCTAGTTTTCTATCCGCTAGTGACACGGCGGTCTTTGTTATTAACCCTAATCGCCTTTCCCAATCGGTAGCATCATCTGCCGTAAATCCTGTATTATCCGGCAACATGCTATCTTGAATTGAAACAGCATCATCATAAGCCCGTTGTTCGCTCTTGGCTAAACCGCGATGTAACTTTTCAATTATCGAACCAAAAAATATTTTAAATACCCTTCCAGTTGGATATAATTGTTTTGTAAGAGCTACTATTTTATCAAAAATACTCACGTAAAGATTATTGTATCGACAAAAGGAATATCACCGTTCTCAAAAGTATGTGTTAAAACTGATATGCTGCTGACTTTTAATGTCACTGTCCCAAATGAGCTACCTGGTTGGGCTTCTAATATCTCGGATATGATACCATTAATATCAAGAATATCATTTTTGTTTGCAAGCACATCGGACGATGAAACAAACGGACGAATCTTATTAATGAACGCAGTTAGGCCATTTATAATTAGTGTTTCGATTGCCGGTGTTGATCCTACATACGCATCAATTTCAATGTCTACATCTAAAGGCGTAATGGCTAGAAAATTAACTTGAAAAACAGCTAATGGTCTACGCCCTCGTTCGTTTAATGGCCTGGTTATATCTGGGTCAAACTCGACAACGTCTTCAACAGCCGTTAAAATTGCTGCTGTTGGCGTTCCTTTCCCGTCGGAGCTATCAACGATAGTGGCTTCAACATAATGGTTTATTTCATTTGCCGCACCAGATTTGGCATAAGGAAAGGTTCTCAAAACACCTTGCGCGTCTAATGACCACAATCTGTAATCCGTCCCAGCGCCGCCTTGCGCTTCTAATTGGTAAGCATCAATGCCCTTTGTCCTATATACCTCAATTGTTTCACCAGCAAGTGGTTGGGTTGTTTCCGAATCTACTGTTACGATTTGGTTGACATTCGCAATTGGTGAGGTTGCCGTTAATTGATCGGCTACTTGTAATTTGCTTTCTACACCTGGCTCTAAAGCCCTTAGTGTAATTTGATCTCCAACACCTAAAAGCGTATAGTCAGCATCTAGCACGAATAATTTGCCTGGGCTTGCACTATCATCGTTGCTTTTAAAAGTAGTATTCGCATCAATTACCGCGCTTACTGTTCCTGTGACATCTACCAAATATTCGCCGGCAGTTGCAGCGAAAGGATTTCTGCCTAGCTTAATTCTACCAAATCTTTCTAATGTTCCACCAATCGATTCTGGATCCGCCGTGTCTATAAATATGTTCTTCTGTAAAACACCAATTGCCAGATAAATGATCTTTAATTTCGCTGCCTGAACGCTTGCTAAAACTCGCAGGAAGTTTTTACCAAAAAGCGGAATGCTTATATTAAATTCATTTTCAAGATCGGCAATAATTTGATCTTTTAACTCCTGTAATTTGGGAATAGTTATCATGATTGTGGTGGTGGTTTAAGCCATTCGGGTGTTAGTTTTAGTGCTCTCCATTCCGCATGTGTCAATGGTGTCAATGACTGCATTACAGCCGGAATTTTTCTATTGGCAGATGGTAACTTAACCAATGCATGGGTTTCTGCTACGTTGGTAGTGCAAACAGAAATATTCCGTTGAATTATGTGCTCTCGATACCTACGAAATGCACCCGCTGGTATTACAAAATATTTATTTCTTATTGCCATTATGGTGGTATTTCTGTTGTTTTGTCGGCTAACTCCATATTAATGCTTGTTCCGTCATTTGTATTTACTGATTCATCGGGAAGGGTAAATTCAGAAACAAAATCACTACGTTCACCCATGCGAAACCAGCCTTGCAAATTAGCAGCGCTTGCAAAAGGGGTTAATTTAATTGGCACACCTGAATTATATATTTCTGTTATCTCGGTCGGGGTGAGAGCATCGTCATAAACTGCAACCTCTGTTAGGTGTCCATCAAACGTAGAGGTATTCCCACCACCGGTATGGTTTTGCGCTCCAATACGCCCGTTATCAAGGTCTGACGCGACACTAAACCACGCTGTTTTGTCTATAGCAAGAGTGAATGTTGCGGCAACGTCAACACCGTTAATATAAAGATTTGGCTCTGTGCCATTATGAACCAGTGCTATGTGAATCCATGTATTTGCAACGGCGTGTGCAGCTGTAGTTACTAATATCCATTTAACAGCACCTATCGCAAAACAAGCTGCTTCAATGTCGCCTCCTGGCTTAATATAATAGTCAATTACACTAATTCCACCAGCTGTTTTTCCAAAACCTAATAATGTTAATGTGCTACCAAGTGCGGCAGGTCTAGCCCAAACCGACCAGGTTCCCGTTGTGGTTCCTGCCAATTCATTGGTTCTAAGAGCATCTATTTCTATCGCTTCGTCTGATCCATCAAATAATAGAGAATTTTCCAGTATCCAAGAATCAATATAATCTTCCTTCACCTCATCGTCGCTTCCAGCCGCATTTGTAGCGGTTAATTTTGCTTGATAAACCCCATCGTTATCAAACTGAACGTGCGGGTTTTGTGATGTTGAAGAGGTTCCATCTACAAAAGTCACCGTTGATGGTGTAAACACCCATAGCCAACTAGTCGGGGTGTTGGTAGAAAGGTCTGTAAATTCAACTGTTTCGCCCTCGACTGGTGCAACATTATTTGCAACAAAATCTGCAACGGGAATTAGCACTATAAGAGCTGCGTCAATATAATCCAGTTTTTCTTCAATGTCGCTGCCCGTTATATTCGTTGCTGTTAGTTTAACATCATACCACCAGGACCACCACCATTGCCTGTAGCAGATTTTGTGGCAGATAAATTAAATCCGGATATTGCTGAGACAGTGACGTTTACGGATTTAGTAACTACAGCTGCACACGCC